CTATTCGGTATGAACCTGTTTACTGCTGGTAGCTCTAAGATGGTAACAGTCACTGAGGGTGAACTAGACGCCCTGTCAGTAGCCCAAATGCTTAAGAGCCAGTACACCAACCCTGTAGTATCTCTACCCTCTGCTACGCCCTCTAAGAAGCTCTGGGAGAAGTGTACAGAGTGGCTCAATAGTTTTGAGAAGATTATCCTTTCTGTAGACAACGATGAAGCTGGGAATGCTGTAGCTGATCGTATGGCTAAACTGTTCCCTAACAAGGTCTACCGTGTACCACATGACAAGTTCAAGGACGCTAATGAGTTCCTTACCAATGGGGCAGCAGGGGAATTTAAGAGTGCTTGGTGGAATGCTAGGAAGTATACACCTGAGAATGTTCTTAATAGTACTGATGACTTCATTAGCTTGTATAAAGATACACCTGAGCATCAGTATGTACCAACTGGAATCCAAGCACTAGACGATAAGATCTTAGGTTTGATGCAAGGACACTTTACAGTTATTAAAGCACCTACAGGTATCGGTAAGACTGAGATTATGCGTTATCTAGAATACAATATGCTACAACATAACATACCCTTTGCTGCATGGCACTTGGAAGAGACTAAGCTAAGGTCTTTACTTGGGCTTGTATCGTATGAGCTAAACGATAATCTTACACGCAGGGATCTTATCGAAGAGAAGGATGCTGATGATCTTGTGATAGAGGCTATTCAACAGCTAACCAAGGATGAGCTATTCTACCAGTTCTATCTAAGTGATGGTCAAGGTGCTGATGACTTGTGTGATCAGATTAGGTACTTTAGCCAAGCCTGTGGCTGTAAGTTTGTATTCTTTGAGCCTATTCAAGATGTAGTTTCTGGTCAGTCAGAAGAGAGTAAAGAGCAGATGTTAGCTGACTTATCGGTCAGGTTGTCTAAATTATCAGCGGAGCTAAACGTAGGTATCGTTACCATTGCTCACACTAACGACAATGGTGACCCTAAGTACTGTAAGATGATTGGACAACGGGCATCAGTTATTTTAGATCTCTCCCGTGACAAAGAGGCAGAAGACTTACAGGAACGTAATACAACGCATATAACAGTGCAGAAGAACCGCCCATGCTCAGAAGAAGGTAGGGCTGGTATGATGCGGTTTAACTCAGAAACATTTACACTACGAGAGGTAATATAAGATGACATACGATAAATTAAACTTCAATCATACTAAAAAAGACTTTGAGGCTTTTCATGCGGATAACCCAATGATTTATGAGATGTTTAAAAAGTTTTCTTTAGAGGCTTCTGTTAAGAATAAGAATTACTCTGCAAGAGGCATATTTCACCGTATCAGATGGGAGACTAGCGTTAATTCTGATGACCCTACGTTTAAGCTGAATGATATTTGGACAGCATATTATGCTAGAAAGTTTATGGAAGATCACCCAAACCTATCGGGATTTTTTCGTTTAAGAAAAGAAGATGATCCACGGTTTAATTAAAGGGAATACAATAATGCCAGTATTTGATATAGAAACAGATGGACTAGATAGCACTAAGATCCATGTAATCTCTTGGATGGATGACCAAGGGAATGTGCAACACACGCATGACTATGTAGCTATGCGTATCTTCCTTGAGGAAGCACCAATCCTGATAGGACATAACATTGTAAGGTTCGACATCCCCGCAGTGGAAAAGGTGCTAGGTGTTAAGATTACAGCAAAGCTAGTGGATACGTTAGCCCTGTCTTGGTACCTAAACCATAGTCGCAGCTTAGGTGACCACAACTTAGCATCCTATGGTGAGGAGTATGGTGTACCTAAGCCTAAAGTAGAGGATTGGGTAGGCTTAACACCAGAAGAATATGCTCACAGGTGTAATGAGGACGTTAAGATCAACGCTAGACTATGGCGTGACTTAGACATCAAACTTAAGAAGCTGTATCCTGATGAGGATGAGAAGTGGCGTTTCACTGATTATCTTACGTTCAAGCTACAATGTGCAGCAGAACAAGAGGCCCTACAGTGGAAATTAGATGTAACCAAAGCTAAGGGGCATCTAGCGGAATGGGAAGCTATGAAGGCTGATAAGATAGAGCAGTTAGCTGATGCTATGCCTAAGCGTGTCCTGACTAAGGTGCAGCAAAGACCAAAGGTAATGTACAAGAAGGACGGTGAGCTATCGTCACATGGCGAAAGGTTTGAGGAACTACGCAAAGAATATAAGCAGCCAGAGGGTGTACAGTCTTTTGTCGTTAAGACGGGTGAAGAACGTGCTAACCCCAATTCACCCCCTCAAGTAAAGGACTGGCTGTATTCTATCGGATGGAACCCAAGTACCTTCAAGTTTGAAAGGGGCAGTGATGGCGAAGAGAAGCAAATACCGCAGGTACGAAAGGATGGAGAACTATGCCCGTCAGTCAGAAGATTGGCCTCTGCCGACCCTGCTGTGGTCATCCTTGATGGGCTTTCTGTTCTCAGCCATCGTATTTCTGTTCTTAAAGGCATGGTTGATTCAGAGCGTGATGGATACGTGCAAGCAACAATCGCAGGATTTACCAACACAATGCGATTCCGTCATGCAAAACCTCTAGTCAATTTACCCTCAGTGGAAAAGCCTTATGGTGCTGAGATACGTGGGTGTCTAACTGCACCTGATGGTTATAGCTTATGCGGGGCTGACATGACTAGCCTAGAGGACACAACAAAGCGTCACTACATGAAACCCCTAGATCCTGATTATGTAGCTGAAATGAGTAAAGAGGGCTTTGATCCGCACTTAGACCTAGCTAAACATGCTGGTGTTATCACACAAGATGACATCGAAAAACATAACTCAGGGGAACGTAGCTTGAAGTCACTGCGTAAGAACTACAAGGTGGTAAACTACAGTGCTACATATGGCGTAGGAGCGCCTAAGCTGGCCCGTGAGACAGGTATGAGTGTCAAAGAGGCTAAGACCCTTCTGGAAGCATTCTGGTCACGTAACTGGTCAGTAACTAAGGTAGCTGATAGCTTACGCACCAGAGAGTTATTTGGCAGTATGTGGGTACAGAATCCAGTATCTAAGTTCTGGTACAGCCTACGAAGTGAGAAAGACCGCTTCAGTACCCTAAACCAAAGTACGGGTGTCTACTGCTTTGACAACTGGGTTAAGGGGTGTCGTGAGAAGGGTATCAAGACCGTTGGTCAGTTCCACGATGAAATTATAGCCTTAGTAAAGGAAGGTGACGAAATGGAGACAAAAATAAATATGGAGTACTCTATACAAGATTTAAACAAACAACTGAATCTAAACATAGACTTAGGGATCGACGCTCAATTCGGAAGTACATATGCTGATATACATTAGTGAAAATATTTATACTTTCTACTGGACAAATCGTAAAAAATATCCCTATTAATAATTACCAGCCCTTACGAAAGGAACTCGACAATGGCTAAATACACAATGGATATGGTCTTAGAATATGCTAAGATCTTCCCCGAAAACGCAGACATGGGATCACCAGATGGACCACGAGCAGCACAAGCAATCCATCAAAAAGGTGGGCAGTATATCGTTAATGCTTACTTTACTGACGAAGACCAAATTGAAAAGCTAGTAGCTGATGGGTTAGACTTGACCCCCATGAACTCACAGCGTGTCCTACAGGGGAATGCTGAATTTGGTATCGGTAAATACATGAAGGTTAAGCGTATGGTATCTGACGTTAAGACCTTCTCCGATAAGAAGACAGGGGAGCCTGTGAACGTGGACTATGGTGGCGCACCTACAGTAGTAGACCTCACCCAAGGGAAAGAGAACAAGCGTCTGTGGAGCTTCTCAGAAGATGGCGCTATAGGTAACGGCACTAAGGCTAAGGTGCAGTTTGAGACTTATGCTAGTGGAGCAGGGGTTCGTCTGATGAATGTGGGAATTACTGAGCATGTAGCTTATGAGACTAACTCAGCCCCGACAGAAGATGACGAACTGTTTATGGTGGGATGATACAATGAAAGTTACAATCACCTTTGAGAATGATAGTGAAGAAGATGGGTTTGATGGTAAGACAAGTGTTGAGCGTTATGGGGTAGAGGACTTATATTCATTAGCATACGTCTTCGCTGAAGCTACTAGATCAGCAGGATTTACATATGTTGAAGCTGTAGCATTTGAGAAGGATGATGGTAAGATGGTGTTTGGAGACTTGTAATGAACTATGGCAAAGTGCTAATTGATGGTGATATTGTAGCTTATCGGTCAGCCTTTGCTACTCAGGACTTGTTTCCAAAGGATGCTGAAGCTAAAGCTGATGAGCTTGTTGACTTTATACTTGAGCAGACTGTGTTGTTCCCTGAGCCAGATGACTATGTAATCTACCTAACTGGTAAGGGGAACTTCCGACACGAGATAGCTAAGTCACATGAGTACAAAGGCAATCGTAAATCAGTAGAAAAGCCAGTGCATCTTTACCATATTCGTGATCATCTAACTACTAAATACAATGCTATAACTAGCGAAGGAGAAGAAGCTGATGACCTTATAGCAATAGAAGCAACTAGACTTGGACCTGATACTGTCGTTGCCTCAATAGACAAAGACATGTTGCAGATACCTTGTCACCACTTTAACTTTG